AGTCGGGTACAAAATTTGAAGGTCGCTTTCAAAATGTGAAACTCGTTTACAAAACGGGAAACTCGGGTGACTATTGAGCTAAAATATATTTGTTCGGGTGCCGAGGAAGGGCGTATTCCCCGAATATTTAAAAGAGAAGCAGGGGAGCAAAAAAAGTGGCTGAAATTTCATTTCGAGAATTGATCGATCCCAGACGTCTGCAGCATTTGCAGAATGAATTCTGCAAGGTGACAGGCGTGGCAGCTGTCTGCCTGGACAGTGAGAATCAGGTGGTGACGGAGCCGTATGTGGACAAGACATGGAAGAGACTGGATGGGGAAGACCCGATCAGTACGGAATATCGCAGGAAAGCAGCACAGGCACTGGACAGAGTGCAGGCCGGTTCGCTGGAGGAACAGGTGGTGGAAGAACTGCCGGACGGCGGACATGTGGCAGCAGTGGCTGTCAGTGTGGAGAACAACACGATCCTGTACTGGCAGGTGTATGATCTGAAGAAGATCGACACCATTTCCTTTTATCAGATATTGGATCTGCTGCGGGATACCAGCGTAGATATTTACAGAGATCGTATGTCCTGCTTCAGCGCGGAGGCAGAGAGCAGAAGGAGCCGTTCCGCTGAGGAAGAGATGAGTCGGAATCTCCATACTATTGAGGCAACTACGGAGATCGTCCAGCTCTTAGACAGTGATGAACAGATTGAACTTGCCATGAATAAGTGGCTGAAGATCCTGTCAGAGCATATCCGTGTAGATACTGCGGATATTTTTCAACTGCATTCCGACACAGATACCATGAACGTGGTCTGTGAATGGCGTGCCCCGGGACAGATTTCTTATTTTGACAAGATAAACGGAGTGGAAGCATATTCCTTCCTTCATGCTGAGAAACCACTGGTGGTATCCACGGACAGCCTGGGCAATGCCGGCTCGAAGGAAATCGAGGAGATCGGCATGAAGGCCGTGATGATCTTCCCGATCCTGAAGCAGGAGAGCGGAAATATGGTGCTGTCTCTGAATCATAGAACCCAGGGGCATGTGTGGAGCATGGCGGAGATCAAGTTCACAGCGGATGCAGTGAAGATCCTGCAGAGCATCCTCACCAGAAGGATCCAGAAGAATTCCCTGGCCGGTTCCTACGCAGCATTGGAGGAGATTCTGGACAACGTGGGCTGTGCCATTTATGTGACAGACCAGACCACAGGACGGATGCTGTTTGCCAACCAGATCCTGAAAAATACCTTTGCCAAGGAACTGCTGGATCACAATTTTGATGCTTTGTTACAGAGCAGTGTCCGCAAGGAAAAAACCAAGTCAGTCAGTGTAGTCTACCATGCGGAGAAGGAGACCTGGTACGATCTGCTGTGCAAGGAGATTGCCTGGGTGGACGGTAAAAAGGCCAATCTGTACTCTTTGTATGACATTACAGATAAAAAACTGTACCAGCGCCGCATCGAGCAGCAGGCCTATACGGATTTTCTGACGGGACTGTATAATCGTATGTGCTGTGAGAGGGATCTGGCAAGACAGATCGATCAGGCGAAGAAGACCGGCGGCGAAGGTGCTCTGCTGTATCTGGATCTGGATGATTTCAAGCATATCAACGACGGACTGGGGCACCAGTACGGAGATGTGCTGTTAAAATCCATTTCCCATGCATTAAAACGGATCAACGGCATCGAGAATACCTGTTACCGCATGGGCGGCGATGAATTTGTCATCGTGATCCCGCCCGACAGCTATTCCCGGTTTGAAAATATTGTGGAAGATATTAAAAAGATCTTCAGCAAGCCCTGGTTTTTGAAGGACGCGGACTATTACTGTACCATGAGTATGGGTATCGTCACTTTCCCGGATGCCGGGGATTCCGTGGCTGATCTGATCAAAAAAGCGGATATTGCCATGTACGAAGCAAAAAAGACCGGTAAGAACCGGGTGGCAACCTACCGCGAGGGCATTGATTCCGTATCGGGACGCCGCCTGGATATGGAAAAGAACATGCGTGATGCCACGGTGGAGGGCTACCGGGAGTTCGAGGTCTATTATCAGCCCATCATTGATATTCAGGGCGGCAGGGATGTCTGCGCCGGAGCTGAGGCACTGATCCGCTGGAACAGTGCAAAGCTGGGATTTATCTCCCCGGCGGAATTCATCCCGTTGGCAGAGTATCTGGGACTAATCAATCCCATCGGCAATTATGTGCTGACCGAGGCCTGCACCCGCTGCAAACGCTGGAACGAATCCGGTTATTCGAATTATAAAGTGAACGTAAATCTTTCCGTAGTACAGCTCCTACAGCCGGACATCGTGGAGACGGTGGAAAAGGCGCTTGCGGACACCGGTCTGTCCCCGAAGAATCTGACCCTGGAAGTGACAGAGAGCCTCGCCATCAACGATATGGAGCGCATGAAGGAGATCCTGAACCGGATCAAATCTCTGGGTGTTTCGCTGGCGCTGGATGATTTCGGTACCGGCTACTCCTCCCTGAATCATATCCGGGAGATTCCCATTGATGTCATCAAGGTGGATCAGAGCTTTGTCAAAGATCTGGCGGAGGATGCCTACTCCCAGTCCTTTATCAAAATGGTGGCGGAGCTGGCGGAGACCATCGGCGTCAGCGTCTGCGTGGAAGGTATCGAGACCCCGGAGCAGTTCAGAGTATTGCAGGGCATGAAGGTCAAATACATTCAGGGCTATTATTTCGACCGCCCTATGGAGAGACATGCCTTTGAGGCAAAATATGTGAAGTAACAGTTCAGCCATAGAATAGTAAAAGCGATGATCGGGTGCTTGCACACGGAGCATCGCTTTTGCTATTCTATGAGCGGAGCGCCCAAAACATGAATAAAAGATGAGCTGCATAGCAGCGACGGCTGCGCAGCAGACGCTTTTATGAATGTTTTGGGGCAGAACTGTTACGGAAGCAACAAAATTATGATAAGTTTTAGAATGAAAATCGACAAGAGGTTATAAAGCCTCTGCCGATTTTCTTTTTTTATAGGAAACAGCAGAAAAGAAGAGCGTGCAGAGCGTAAAAACTCTGGCACGCTTATTTTTTTACAACGAAAGAGAGGTAGACACATGGAAAATTTTATTAAAGAACATGATTACGCAATATTGGTTTATGCAAAAGAGGACACAGCAAAATACACAGCTGCAATTAAAGCGCTGACAGAAACAAAGAAAATGAGCAGCTGGGATAGAGTACAGGGCGTAACAATTCATAAAGATTGCAGGATACCGAGCCTATACCATGGGGAAGATTTAGCAATAGTTATGGAGAGGGACAACGGGAGCGGGCAGTATAGCATAAGAATAATGAGTTGATAAACAGGGCAGCGAAAGTCGCCCGTACAGAAAGGAGCATAGAGAATGGAAAAACGGAAGTATAAGCGCTTGCATTACGAGGATAGACAGACCATAGAGGCTATGAGCAAACAGGGCAGCAGCGTAAAAGATATTGCAGAGGCGCTGGGAACACACAGAGATACGATTTATAGAGAGTTCAAACGCTGCGGGGCTACGCCGGAAACGTACACAGCGGCAGCAGGGCAGCAGGCACTATAAAAAAGGGAAAATAATGAAATTAGAGGACGCATTAAAACAAAATCCATACGATAAAACCAGAGGCAGTAAATGCAACTTGTAACGGCTGAATATAAGGACAATGCAAGCAGCGTAGATGCGCTGAAAGCAAAGCAGGCGGTACTACAGAAAACATACGACGAGCAGGCAAAAAAGGTAAAAGAAACCGAGGCGGCTTTAGAAAAATGTCGCAAGGCAACAGGAGACAATAGCGAAGAAAGTAAAAAACTTGAAACCCAGTTAAATTACCAGAAAGCAGCGCTTGTAAAGACAGAGCAGGAATTAGGCAAAACGACTGACGAAATGGAAAAAGCAGAAAAAGCCGCTGACGAAATGGGAAAGGAAATAAAAGACAGCGGGGAACAGGCAGACGACGCAAAGGGAAAATTTTCTGGATTTACAAGCGTGCTAAGCGGAATGGGTACAGCGCTTAAAGCAGCAGCAGCGGCGACGGCGGCAGCAGTTGCGGGAGCGGCAACAGCCATAGGAGCGCTTACCACAAAAGCGATAGAGGGATACGCAGCACAGGAACAGCTTGTAGGCGGTGTAGAAACTCTTTTCAAAACGTCGTCTGATACGGTTGTTGGTTATGCAAACGACGCATATAAAACAGCCGGAATGTCTGCAAATGAGTACATGGAAACAGTTACCAGCTTTTCAGCGTCGCTGCTTGCCAGTATGAATAATGACACGGCAGCGGCAGCAGAAAAGGCAAACGTGGCAATTACGGATATGTCAGACAATGCAAATAAAATGGGTACTGATATATCGCTTATACAGAACGCCTATAACGGTTTTGCAAAGCAGAATTATACCATGCTGGATAACTTAAAACTGGGATATGGCGGTACAAAAGAGGAAATGCAGCGACTGCTTGATGATGCAAGCAAGCTATCCGGCATTAAGTATGATATTTCATCATATTCAGACGTTGTAGACGCTATTCACGTCGTACAGACGGAAATGGGCATAACAGGGACAACGGCAAAAGAGGCAAGTACAACAATAGAGGGTTCGGTTAGTTCTATGAGTTCAGCGTGGGACAACTGGGTAGCTGGAATGGCAGACAGCGAGGCGAATTTCTCACAGCTTACAAGCAATCTGGTAGACAGTATTGTAACAGTGGTAGGGAATATAGCACCGAGGGTAATAGAAACAGTGCCGAGGCTGGTAAGCGGACTGGGAGAAATCGTAGAGCAGCTTGCAACGTATATACCACAGGTTATACAGGAGTTATTACCGCCTTTAATGAGCGGCGTACAGGACTTGCTTAATACGCTGGTTGGAATGCTGCCGGAAATGATAAGCATAATCGGGCAGATTATACCGACAATCATAGATACGCTGCTTACTATATTACCGCAGCTTTTAGAGGCAGGCGTACAGATTATTACGGAATTGGCGCAAGGTATCGCACAAGCGTTACCTACATTGCTGCCAACAATCGTAACGGTGGTTACGAACATTGTAACCATGCTGATAGAAAATATACCGTTGCTGATTACAGCAGCATTACAGCTGCTTACGGGGCTGGCACAGGGGCTGGTAGCAGCGCTGCCTGTACTGATTGAGGCACTGCCGGAAATCATAACGGCTATCATAAATGCACTGGTTGAGGGCATACCGCTTATTATTGAAAGTGCGGGCGATATTATAGTTGCATTGATTGACGGCATCATAGATGCAATACCGCTTTTAATCGCAGCCATACCGCAGATTATAGCAGCCATTGTAACAGGACTGATTACGGGACTGCCTAAGATTTTGACGGCGGCAGGCAAGCTGGTAACGACAATCATAAATAAAATAAAAGAGCTACCTACTCTGATACCGCAGGCAATCGTTGCGGGCGTTGAGAAAATAGCAGAGTGGGGCGCAAATATGCAGGAAAAAGGCGGCACAGTTATAACAGGTTTTGTAACGAAAGTTATAGATATTGTTAAGGAGCTGCCGCAGAAAATCTGGAACAGTATAGTAAGCGCAGTAACCAGAGTGGCTACGTGGGGCGCAAATATGCAGACCAAAGCCAAAGAAGTAATGAACACAATGCTTACGAACATTGTAACGATTGTGAAAGAAACGCCTGCTAAAATCTGGAACAGTATAGTAAGCGCAGTAACCAGAGTGGCTACGTGGGGCAACAATATGCTTACGAAAGCCAAAGAGGTAATGAACGCCATGGTAACAGGCGTTATTACGATTGTTAAGGAACTGCCGCAGAAAATCTGGAACAGCATAGTAGGGGCAGTTACCAAAGTGGCTACGTGGGGCAACAATATGCTTACGAAAGCCAAAGAGGTAATGAATGCCATGGTAACGGGCATTGTTACGATTGTTAAGGAAATACCGCAAAAGATTTATAACAGCATTTCTGGTGCAATTTCCAAAGTGGCTACATGGGGTACAGAAGTAAAGAACAAAGCCGTAGAGGGCATGAGGTAGTGAGTATTTTTAAGAATATGGCATTATGCGGGCTGCCCGTAAAAAAGGTATGGGAAAAGGTGCGGGAGTTTCTGGCGAAGTATACGGACGAACTGCCGGACACAGACGAACTGGACGGGGACAGAACCACAGGCAACGTAGAGGAACACAGGACACAGGAAAGATAAGAATAATAAGGACATAGCAGCAAAGAGCGCTTGCGGGACACCGCAGGCGCTTATTTTGTATGCGGAAAGGCAGGAAATATGAACATTAACAGAAAGATAAGTAAGTACAATTTCAATAAGGGCAGCGTTTCCAGAATTAAGTATATTGTTATCCATTATGTAGGCGCACTGGGCGGCGCAGAGGACAACTGCCGATATTATGGCGGCGGCAATAGAAATGCGTCGGCACATTACTTTGTAGGATTTAACGGCGAGGTATGGCAGTGCGTAGAGGACGCTAATATAGCGTGGCATTGCGGAGCGTCGAGCTATAAGCACGCAGAGTGCCGAAACGCTAATAGTATCGGTATTGAAATGTGCGTAAGGAAGAAAAACACAAAGAGCATGGGCGCAACAGATAAAGACTGGTATTTTGAGGACGCAACAGTAGAGGCAGCGGCAGAGCTTACCCGTTACCTTATGAATAAATACGGCGTGCCTGCATCTCATGTAATCAGACATTACGACGTAACGGGCAAGATTTGCCCTAACCCGTATGTATATAACACCAGCGCCCACACATGGGACGAGTTTAAGCGTAAAATCAGCGGACAGGCAGAAACACCGCAGGGCGGCAATGAAAAAACAATCTGGAATTTTCTTACAGGAAAGGGCTTAAATGCTTATGCTGTGGCTGGTATTATGGGTAATCTGTATGCTGAAAGCGGGCTTATGCCGAACAACTTACAGAACACCTATAACAATAAGCTGGGTAAGACGGACGCAGAATATACAGCAGCGGTGGATAATGGCAGCTATGGCAATTTTGTAAAGGACAGTGCAGGCTATGGGCTGGCGCAGTGGACGTATTGGAGCAGAAAACAGGCGTTGCTTAATCATGCAAAACAGGCGGGCGTATCCATTGCAGACCTTAATATGCAGCTGGGCTTTTTATGGGAAGAATTGCAGGGATACACAGCAGTAATGGACGCACTGAAAAAGGCGGGCAGCGTGCGTGCTGCATCTGATGCCGTTCTTACTGGATATGAAAAGCCAGCAGGCCAGAGCGAAACAGTAAAGAAAAAGCGTGCAGAGTACGGCGAGGGATACTATAAAAAGTATGCAGCAGGAAACGGTACAAAGTATTACAGAGTGCGCAAGAGCTGGACGGACGCAGCAAGCCAGCTGGGGGCGTTTACGTCACTGGAAAATGCAAAGAGCGCTTGCAAGGCGGGCTATACTGTATATGATGATAACGGCAAGGCGGTATATACCGCAGCAGGGCAGCAGGCAAGCGTAGGCGTTCCGTTTAGCGTACAGGTAGATATTTTAGACCTTAATATCAGAACAGGAGCAGGCACGAACTATGCAAAGACGGGAGAAACCACAGGAAAGGGAGTATTTACCATTGTGGAAGTGAAAGCCGGACAGGGTGCAAGCGTTGGCTGGGGACGCTTGAAGAGTGGCGCAGGCTGGATTAGCTTAGATTATGCCACAAGATTAGCTTAAGTTTTTGAGGGCGGGCGGTTCGCTGTCTGCCCTCTATTTTTTGCAATTTTATAGGATTTTCTGCATAAAAGCGTTGACAATATACCAAAGTTGGTATATAATAAAATCATGGAAAGGAGATAAGAACAAATAAGAGGCAAAGCCACTGGAAAGGAGAAACGGCACAATGGGTAAGAAAAAGAAACAAAAGAAAAAGCCTATCGAATGGCGAGACCTGACAATCAACGCATTGATAGACTTAATCATAGGCATAATACTTATCATAATCGGTAAGTACATAGGTTAGGGCGAAAGCCCTAACCGACAGGCGGGCGATAAGCCCGCTGCCTATAAAAAATATAACACAAACCCACAGCCGAGTAAAGAGTATGCTTTTGAAATTAGGAGTATTTTTAGTAGTAGTAGGACTGGTAAAGCTGCTTATTGCTTTCGTTTTGAGAGCAAAGGAAAAGAGAGGTAAGGCATGAACTTAGGCGAGAACATAAGGAAAGCACGAAAAGCGGCGGGCGTTTCACAGTCAGAACTTGCGGAACGCCTGCAAGTCCACCAGAAAGATATAAGCAGGTGGGAGAATGGGGCGCACGCACCGACAATAGAAATGTTTGCGAAAATATGCAGAGAGCTTAACGCCTCTGCTGATGAAATTTTAGAATTGAAGTAGATACGAAAGCGAGGGCTTACTATGACAAAGAAAAAGGTAATTTTAGTGGCAGCGGCTGCATTATTTGCAGTAAGCGGTTTAACGGCGCTGCCGTCTGGAAATATAACAGGTGGGGCGGGCTGCATTGTGGTTGCGGCAGTATGCGCCTATTTGGGACTGAAAAAGAAAAGCGCAGGAAAAGAGAACGGAAACAGAACGCCAGCGCCTGCCGCCGCATCTGGTAGCAGGGTTTTAGATACAATCAGAACGAAAGTAGTAGGCGTGACGTTCAATAATGAGGACGGAGAAAACAGGCAGGATATTTTAAGCAGAATGTCCGGCAGTGAAGATATTACAGTAGAAAAGTACACATACAACGGAGAGCCTGCCGCATACGTAAAGTGGGGCGATAAGGTAATAGGCAATCTATCGGCAGAGCTGGCGGGGGACTTAGCGAGAAAGTACCCGAAAGCCCGCTACACCGCAGAAATACTGGAAATTTCTGGGGGGTACAGACGTTCGGGTGCAATATAGAGCTTGACGTAATCGAGGACGCAACGCCCAGCGTAAGCCAGCATACGGGAGAAACTACAGTATATGTAGACCGTAGCAACAAAAAATACCATAGTAAGCCTAACTGTTCGGGAATGAAAAACCCAAAGAGCATACCGCTAAGCCAAGCAAAGAAGAAATACACCGCTTGTAAAAAGTGTTGTAAATAGGTAAAGGCATAAGCCGCAGACTTGTAAAAGAGTTTGCGGCTTTTCGTCGTATATGGGGAAAGAACAGGAACGAAAGAGAGGTAGCAGAAATGGCGAATAAGAAAGGCAGCCGACAGCTGACATGGACAGACCGTATAAGTATTGAGGCATTGAAAAAAGCAGGGCATAGCGTGATAGAGATAGCAGAACAGCTGGGCGTACACCGCAGCACTATATACAATGAGCTTAAGCGAGGGGAATATATGCACAGAAATAGCGACTATACAGAAACATTAAGTTATAGCCCAAACAAGGCACAAATGAAAGCAGAGGAAAATTTAAAGGCAAGGGGTACACAGCTTAAAATAGGAAACGATATTGCATACGCAAATTATATAGAGGATAAAATAGTAAATGAAGATTACAGCCCAGCTGCGGTACTGGGAGAATTGAAAGCACAGGGGAAAGAGGGGGACTTTTCCGTAACAGTATGCGTAACGACCTTATACAGCTACATTGATAAGGGTATTTTCCTTAAGTTGTCTAATAAGAATTTGCCAGTAAAGAAGAATAAGAAGAGAAATTATAAGAAAGTACAGAGGCAACAGAAAAGGGCGGCAGCAGGAGAGAGTATAGACAAACGCCCGAAAGAGATAGATACACGGGAAGAGTTCGGCAACTGGGAAATGGACAGCGTTTTAGGTAAGCGGGGAAAGTCAAAAAATACGTTGCTGGTACTGACAGAGCGGAAAACCAGAAACGAGATTATATTTAAACTGCCAGATCATACAGACGAGGCAGTAGTAGCGGCACTGGATAGATTAGAAAGAAAATGGGGCGCTGATATGTTTAAGCGGGTATTTAAGACAATCACAGTAGACAATGGTAGCGAGTTTGCAGATGCAGAGGGCTTACAGCGTTCTATTATCAACGAGGGAGAAAAGCGGACAAAGGTATATTACTGCCACCCGTACAGCAGTTGGGAGCGTGGCACAAATGAGGTAACAAATAAGATGATACGCCGGAAGATACCGAAAGGCACAAATTTTGACGACAGGACAGAGGAAGAGGTAGAGAGTATAGAGAACTGGATAAACGGATACCCACGCAAAATACATGGCTATCATTCAGCAGGGGAACTATTCGAGGAAGAGGTAAAGCAGCTTGCATAAGAACGGAAATAGGGAGCGTGAGAGGTTGGCAGCAGTGGCAGCCTTACTATTGCGCTGCCTAAAAGTGAAAATATACAATAAAACAGGCTACGTATTGTGCAAAACGGCAAAACGATAAAAACATGAAAAAATGTCGAATTTAATGTTGACATTTTTAAAGCAACAAAATTATCAAAATCCCTCTTGTCAAGTATCGGGGAACCATGCTACTATTAAAACAGCTACACGACTGGCGGAGCGCAGCTTGCTGCAGTGGAGATACCCACGGGGAGTGTAGAATAGTGAAAGCCGACCGCCTGGGCACCG